TCTGCAGGGGCTACGCCAGGCATTCAGGATGGCTGAAGACTTAGGGCGCATAAAAGATAACCCGCTCAAGGGAACCACTTTTAAGGACTTCTACAAGGGAAAGCTAAGGCCGAAGCCCGCAGCTTTTTCACGCGTTGATTTGGCTTGGCTGGTTGCTCTGCTGGTAGAGAACTTTAACGCAGACCCGGTTAAAGGAATGCTTCCTTTGATGATGCTGGCGCATGGAACGCGTATTGCTGAATCACTTAAAGCTGAATGGGTGCACATATCTTTAGATGAGCGAATTTGGATCATTCCAGAGTCGAATAATAAAAGCAGACGCCAGCACCCGCTGCCACTAACACCACAAATTGTTGCTTTGCTAGGCCGCTACAGAGCGGCTCTACCTGATCCCCGTCTTAAAGCCACTTGGGTGTTCTCAGTTAGGGGCGGCAGTCGCATGGCTAATACAAGCGCACACGCCTTATTCCGGAAAGTCAGCGGGCGGCAATGGAGCAGTCACGACTTGCGCAAGTTAATGCGTTCAAGTTTGACCGATATTGGAATTGACCATCATGTGGCAGAGATCCTACTGAATCACACTTTGGGCGCGACCGCTGAGACTTACCTGACCCGCGACTTAATGGACAGGATGCGTGACGCGATGGAGCGCTGGCATGCACGGCTTGATGAGCTGGGTTTTGCTGAGGCGCATGGCGCAAAAGTGGCTCTTCCTGCACTTCTTTCAAATCGCGCTAGGCCATATTCCGCAGGCGATTCAGCGTAATTTTGTATATCTACGGGGGGAGGATGAAGTTATGCAGAAAACAGCTAATTCAGTGACGAGAATGCAGGCGCTGGGCAGGTTGAAGGCCGGCAAGATGAACCAGACCGAGGCGGCATATTCACGCAAGCTTGAGCTGATGAAGGCAGCGGGGGAGATCGTCTGGTATCGCTTCGAGGGGCTGAAGTTTCGCCTTGCTGATAACACCTTCTACACGCCCGATTTTGCCGTGATGTTCGCCGGCGGGTTGCTGGAGGCGCACGAGGTGAAAGGGCATTGGACAGATGATGCCCGGGTGAAAATCAAGGTTGCCGCCGAGCAGTACCCGGTGCGGTTTGTGGCGGTGAAGAAGAGGGGCAGCGGCTGGGAGCGCGAATACTTTGACTGATTGGCCGGTGTGGGAGCGGGTAGAGCCTGGCCTGGATATCTGGGAAACCGACGACGGGTATCAGCGCACGATGAAGTTGGTGGGAGGTGATGAGGTGTATTTCGTGACAGGGCCGCGTGACGGTTTGTTTGTGGGGCCAGATCCAGATCAGCTGGACCGGTGCGTGATGATTCATAGGGAGGAAAGAGAGTGAGCATAGCTATCAAAGCCACCGGCCTGCCGGATATGTGCGGTGTGTGCAAGGGCAAGGGCACTACGCCAGGCGTGTTTCATGATCTTGATTGCACCGCTTGTGATGGCATTGGCTGGCATCCCATGGCAGAGCAAGACATCACCAGACAGCTTGGCCGCTGCCTTAGCAAGCAGCTCAGCCTGACGAAAGTGCTACAGGCGCTGGTTGAGCAACAAGATAGGCCAGTGGGTGCCGAGAGGCACTACCAATCAAGCTCGCGTGACGGCGCGCGCGGCAACTACACAGGGGATTGACCGATGATCTACAGAGACGCAGGCCATTGCATCGCACGGGTAATGTCGATCGAGACCAACGATGGCACCGCGAAGTCAGGCTGGCAGATGCGCTACCAGGCTGGATTCCCTGAAACGCGCGGCGAAGGCTCTGGCCTGAGTGCAGAGGAACGGCTTACCCAGGACGCCATGACGCGGGGGATGCTGCACAGGGAGCTGACAGCGCTGCAATGGAACGTGCTGGTGGCCAAGTACAGCATCAATGACCTTGAGGTGGCTGAGGCGGTGCGCTGGCTGATACCCCGCGTGGAGACCAAGGCGCACCGGCTGTTCGTGACCAAGGCGGTGACAGCGTGGGCGGTACCACAAAGGGCGAAGGCTGCAGGGCCTGGCAAGCAGGTCAAGTTTACTGATATTGATGAGAGCGAGCCTGAATGGCGAAAGCAGGCAGAAAGAGTCAACAGAGAGCGCGTGCTGAGAAGCATCAAGGCGGAGCAGCAGCTTTCCGCGTCTCGCATGGTGCTGCCGGATGCATTCTACGTGCTGCACAATTGGGACGCTGAAGGCACGCCAGAGAGAACGCTGCGGCACTGGCGGCAGCAGATAAACCGCACGCTTGGAAGGGAGGTGGAAGGTGCGTTTGTCAGGACTGAGGCGGTTCTGAGTAACTATGGCCTATTAACTGACAAGGCTGCTTGACAGCTTTGCCGTCTTGCCGCAAGATTTACCAATCTGCGGTTTTGCCGCTCTGAAGAACCCGTCCACTGAGGCGGGTTTTTTTATGCCAGATCCAAAGCGACCCCATCGCTCCTTGCCTGACCCCATCAGGCCTTTTTATTCAAGTTTTCCAGTCATGCCACGGCGCCTTTGCTTCCAGGCGGGTTAGCTCGTGGCCGTGACTGGGGATTCGACAACTGCACTGCCAAGTCCAAGGACGGCTCACTAATGGGCCAAGCCCCGGAATCTACCACTATGAGGAATCAATCTATGAGCGAGCCGGCATCAACAGCGCTGGCTGGCTTTGGTCTAACCAAGATCGCCGGCTTCTTCTTCGGCGCTACCTTCGCGGCCATTGTCGTAATGGCCATGACCCAGCCCAAGAGCACGCGTGAGTGGGTGGTCGCCCTGATCTGTACTGTAATCGCTTCGGTATGCGGTGGCGCCTTCGTTGTGCAGTGGCTCGACCTGCACGCATGGGCAGAGGTGTGGCATGGCTCTGTCGCGCTGGCTGGCCTGCACTTCGTCTGCGGCCTTCCCGCCTGGGTATTCGTGCGCGCATGGTTCGCATATGCGGATAAGCGTCAGACCATGACCCTGATCGACATGATCAAAGAGATACGTGAGGCGTTGGGTAAGTAATGGCGGGCGTTATCAAGGTCTCAGCAAAAGGCCTTGAGCTACAGGCCAAACGATACGAGCGCTTACACCAGAAGATCATACCTGCTGCCACGATCGATTCACTTAACTGGACTGCATACGACCTGCGCGACCAGTTAAAGGAAGAGATCGAAAAGGTATTCGACAGGCCTACACGTTTCACCACCAACAGCGTTGAAGTGCTTAAAGCCACGCTTAACCGACCAGCAGCAACCGTCCGGCTCAAGGATTACTCATCGAAGGCTGCCCCAGCTGCTGTTTGGTTGGCTCCCCAAGTGTATGGCGGAGATCGTCGAGAGAAGCGCAGCGAGAAGCTGCTACGAGATCGCGGCATTCTCCCCGCTGGTATGTACGTTGCGCCTGGCTCCGGAATGAAACTCGATTCAATGGGCAATGTAGGCCGCGGTCAGATGCAGAAGATTCTATCTGGTCTTGGTGCTCAGTCAGATGTGTACCAACGAAGCACGAACAGCAAGCGCAGCATCGGTAACCGCCGGCGCTTCTTTGTTATGACCAAGGGGAAGACGCCGCTTGGAATCGCTGAGCGCTTTGGAAAGCAGAGAGAGCAGGTTCGTATGGTGCTGGCGTTTATTCGCAAGCCTTCCTACTCACAGCGCTTCGACTTCTACGGCATTGCTGATCAATACATTGATGAACACTTGCCTATCAACTTTGACAGGGCATTGGCTCGCAGGCTCGGCGCAGGCGGTAGGGCAGCAGCATGACCAACCACCATGGGGGGGGGCAATGGGTCCTCCTGAGGGGGCGGCCCCTTGAGGGTAATTCGAACCCCGATCGTTCGCTACTTATGAGCGTTTTCCAGAGGCAGGTTGTTGTTTCCCCATGGCTAAATCCGAACCCAAGAAACAGCGCGGCTGGCTGAACAAGTCAGAGATGGCCGCGAGTCTTGGAATATCGGTGCAGGCCTTTGACAAATGGCGGGTCGAGCCGGTCGAGAGGATTGGGCGGGAAGCGTTCTACACGGCCCGGTCCGTGATCGAAAACCGCCTGGCTCACGCGGAGCGGTCACAACAACCTGAAGACGAGGAAGACGGCGGAACGGATGCAAGGCTGCAGCAGGAGCGGTTGCGGTTAACTGCGGCCCAGGCTGAAGGGCAGGAGCTCAAGAACGAGGTGACCAAGCGCAACCTGGTGCCGGTTGAGTTTGCGACCTTCTCATTGACTCGGCTTGCTGCTGAGGTGGCTTCGATACTCGATACGCTTCCTCTGACACTAAAGCGCAAACACCCGGACTTCGAGACGCGCCACATGGATACCTTGCAGCGAGAGCTAGCCAAGGCTCGCAATCTGGCCGCCTCGCTGGACGAACGATTGGACACACTACTGGATGACTATCTCGCTTCCGCAGACCTATGAGCTGAAGCGGGCGGTTCGTCGTGGGCTGGCTGCGCTATCCAAGCCTGTACCAGTAACCGCGGTGGAGTGGGCGAACCAGCATTTCTACCTGTCTAGCGAGTCGAGCTATCAGGAAGGCAAGTGGGAGACGCTGTATTACCAGATTGCCATTCTGAACAGTATGGGCAATGACGAGATCCGCACGGTTAACGTGATTAAGTCTGCCCGTGTTGGCTACTCGAAGATGCTGATTGCGGCCACTGGTTACCAAGTCGAGCACAAGCGCCGGAATATTCTGGTGCTGCTGCCCACCGATGGCGCCGCGCAAGGTTTCATGAAGTCGCAGATCGAAACGATGGTGCGCGATGTGCCGCCAGTGCTTGATCTGGCGCCGTGGTACGGATCAAAGCACCGCGATAACACACTGGATACCAAGCGTTTCACGCATGGCAAGCAGCTCTGGTGCCGTGGTGGTGCTGCTGCAAAGAACTACCGCGAGTTATCGGCCGACACGGTCATCTATGACGAGTTGGCCGCCTTTGCGCCGGATGTAGAGAAGGAAGGCAGCCCCACATTTCTGGGCGACAAGCGCACGGAAGGCTCAACCTTCCCGAAGTCGATCCGAGGATCAACGCCCAAGACCAAGGGTGAGTGTCAGATTGAAGCGGCGGCCGATGAGTCGCCGCATTTGTTTCAGCTCCACATTCCTTGCCCGCACTGCCAGCAGGAACAGGCGCTGAAGTGGGGTGGCAAAGATACAAAGTTTGGCATCAAGTGGGGCCCTGACGCCCCGCTGGACGCCTGGTATGTGTGCGAGCACACCGGCTGTGTCATTCGCCAGTTTGAGCTGCAGAGCACCCGGGATCAGGCCCGATGGATTTGCGAGAAGACCGGCATCTGGACCCGCGATGGCTACGACTTCTTCGATGGTGAAGAGCTGATCCCGACACCGGAATCAGTGACCTGGCACATCTGGACCGCTTACAGCCCGTTCACCACCTGGGGGCGGATTGTTCTCGACTTTCTCAAGGCCAAGTCAGACCCCAATAAGCTCAAGACCTTCGTGAACACCACGCTGGGCGAGACCTGGGAAGATGACCAAGGCGAAAAGGTTGACTGGGAGCAGCTGCACGCTCGCAGAGAGATATGGCAAGGGGTGGTGCCACAGGCGGCCTGTGCGCTGTTTGGTGGTATCGACACCCAAGACGACCGGTACGAGGGTCGCGTGTGGGCCGTTGGGCCTGGTGAAGAGCTGTGGCTGGTGGATCGCTGGATATTGCATGGTGACCCAGCCAGCGAAGAGCTACGCCGCAAGGTAGGCCTGCAGCTGCACAAGCTCTACAACCGCACCGATGGCGTGCCGATGAAGGTAGAGCGCTGGTGCTGGGACTCCGGCGGCCACTACACCGATGAGGTTTATCAGGAAAGCCGCAAGCACGGTGTTACCTGGGTGATCCCAATCAAAGGGGCGAGCACCTACGGCAAGCCGATTGCGAGCTTCCCCAGGACGCGCAGCAAAGCGAAGGTCTACCTCACCGAAGTGGGGACCGACAACGCCAAAGAGCTGATCTACAACCGCTTCAAGATTCAACCGCAGCCGGGTGCCAATGTGCCGGGCTGCATTCACCTGCCCGCAAATGACGACATCTGCGACGAGTCGGAGCTGAAGCAGCTCACCGCCGAAGTAAAAGTGCTGAAGATCGCAAGCGGCCGGCGGGTTTATCGGTGGGACGCCAAAGGCCGGCGCAACGAAGCACTGGACTGCCTGGTGTACGCCATGGCCGCGCTGCGGATCAGCCAGCAGCGCTTTGGCCTTGATCTGGATTCACACGTTATCGAACCCGCCCAACAGCAGGGCGAGGAAGAAGAGCGCCCGCGCGCTCGGTCAAAATATTGGAGCAGACCTTAATGGCGTACACACAGAAACAGTACGACGAGTTGCAGGCGGCGATTGCCGAAGGCGCGCTCACAGTACGCCATGCCGACAGAACCATTACTTACCGCTCCCTCGACGAGATGCAGCGCATCCTGCGTGCGATGGCAACAGATCTCGGTGTCGGCAATGCGCCTGGCACTGGTTGCGGCGCTGGGCGTCGGCTCGCCTCGTTCTCGAAGGGTTACTGATATGGCGATGATTAGCGACCTGTTCCCCGGTTGGGCTGCAAAGCGCGCCGAAAGCCGCCTCAAGAAAATGCGCAGTGACGTGGCCATGAACTCGCTATCGCGCCGCTTCGAGGGCGCCGCCGGCGGTCGGAGAAACGCAGGTTGGCGCGCTGCCGGCACAGATGCGAACGCAGAGAACGGTCCGGCCTTGGCAATGCTTCGCGCCCGCGCCAGAGACCTGCGCCGCAACAACCCTTACGCCGAGCGAGCCATCAGCGGTATTGCTGACAACGTGGTTGGAGCCGGCATAGTGCCGCGCCCCATCGCGGCCAACAAGGCTGACATCAAGCGACTGGCCTCGAGCTGGGCCGCCTGGGCTGAAACCGCCCAGTGCGATGCGGATGGCATGGAAAACTTCTACGGCCTGCAGCACAAGGTGATTGAGGCCGTTGCCGAAAGCGGGGAGTGCCTGATTAGACGCCGTCGCCGCAAAGCTTCTGACGGTCTGGCGGTCCCGCTTCAGTTGCAGTTGCTTGAGGCTGACTTTCTGGATGAGAGCAAGAGTGGCAATAACGGCGCCAATCTCATTATCCAAGGAATCGAGTTCAGTCCTATCGGCAAGCGCGTTGCCTATTGGTTGTTCGACGAGCACCCCGGCGCTAACGTGGTGATGCGCTCGATCAGTTCTCGGCGGATACCTGCTGAAGACGTGATCCACGTATTTCTACCCAAACGCGCTGGCCAGTCGCGCGGCTACACCTGGCTTGCGCCAGTTATGCAGCGCCTGCGCAACTTCGACGAAATGGAAGACGCCGTAATGGAGCAGGCCAAGATTGCCGCCTGCTTCGCCGCTTTCATCACCAAGGACGACACCACGGCGAGCAGCAAGACCCCGCCGCTGGTGGATCGTGTGGAGCCTGGCTTGTTGCAGGAGCTGGGCGTTGGCGAAGACGTCACCTTTGCAGCGCCGCCCACCTTCAACGGCTATGAGCCCTACGCTTGGCAGGCGCTGCACGCCATCGCTGTTGGTCTGGGTATTCCTTACGAGTTGATGACCGGCGACCTAAAGGGCGTGAACTTCTCTTCGGGCCGCATGGGTTGGCTGCACTTCGCTCGCCGGGTGGACGTATGGCAGTGGCGCATGATGATTCCGCAGATGTGCGAAACCGTATGGCGCTGGTTTTCCGATGCCCAGGCGCTGCGCCCTGATGGTCGCATTGTTGACTCGCGCGCCGAATGGGTACCGCCACGCCGTGAAATGGTAGACCCAAAGAGCGAGATTGCCACCGTAAAAGAGAAGCTGCGCAACGGCCTGATCACCTGGCCAGACGCACTGCGAGAGCTTGGTATTACCGACCCCGCTGCTCACGCCAAAGAGATATCCGAATCCAACAAGATGCTTGATGCATTGGCCATCGTGCTTGATTGCGACCCGCGCCACCTGTCCGGCGCCGGGCAGGTCCAGGCAGAACCCACTGACCCCAAAGAGGTATCAACCGATGACAGCGACCAATAAGACGCTGGAAACGCCGATGCTCAGTATTCGCGCCGCGGTGCGTCCTGAATCGCTGAATATCGATGACCGCACTGTAGAGATTACCTGGACCACCGGCGCCAAAGGCCGGCGGTTTGCCTGGGATGTAGGTACTTACAACGAAGAGCTGGATGTAAGCGACACCGCTGTGCGCCTTGATCGCTTGAATAATGGCGCACCCTTCCTGAATGCCCATGCCAAGTGGGAGCTGCGCGACGTGATCGGCGTAGTTGAGAAGGCGTGGATCGAAGGCGGCGAGGGTCGGGCGCGCATTCGCTTCAGCCAGCGCGATGAAGTTGATGACATTTTCAAGGACGTCAAGGACGGCATTCTGCGCAATATAAGCGTGGGCTATGTGGTTCACCGCTACGACATCATCGAAGAAGCCGACGACAAGATTCCCACTTATCGCGCCGTAGATTGGGAGCCGATGGAGCTCTCACTTGTGCCCATCGGCTTTGATGATGGCGGCAAGGTACGTGCTGCCAAAACCGCCGAAGAGTACCAGGGCACCAAATACCCCACCGTTTTTGAAATTCGTCAGGCCGAGCCTGTCGTTGACCAGGCCGTCGCGGCCACCACTAAAGAGGAAGCACCCATGACCGACGAAGAACGCGCGGCCGACGAGCAAGCTCAGGCCCAAATCCGCAAGCAAGCGGCTGAAGAAGAGCGCACCCGCTCTACCACCATTCGCAGCATGGCCAAGAAAGTAGGCCTTGGCGATGACGTTGCAGACGACTTTGTCGCCCGCGGCGTAACTGTGGCTGATGCCAGCGCACAGATGATCGACAAGCTGGCCGAGCGCCAGAATGCCGACCAGCCCGAAACCCGCAACAGCCAGCCGACGGTTACCAGTTCGGTTGACCAGAGCGTGGTACTGGCCAAGCGCAACGCCATGCAGAACGCATTGATGAACCGCTGCGATCCCAAAATCAAGCTGGAAGATGCGGCCCGCGAGTTCCGCGGCTCACGCCTGATTGATATGGCGCGCGACTTTGTCGAGCTGGCCGGTGGCAGCACGCGGGGCATGACTCCGCAGGAAATCGCCCGCGCCGCTCTTGGCTGTGACCGCAGCGCCATGCGCGCCGCTGGCATGCACAGCACCAGCGACTTCCCCATCCTGCTGGGCTCTACCGTGAACCGCACCCTGCGCGCGGCATACGACCTGGCCCCGCAGACCTGGCGCCCGCTGGGCCGTGAAACCAGTGTGCCGGACTTCCGCGCTGTAACCCGTGCTGCGCTGGGTGATATCGCCGCGCTTGAGAAAGTGAATGAGCACGGCGAATACAAGTACGGCGAGCTGGGCGAAGAAGGTGCCCCGCTGAAAGTGGGCAAGTTCGGCAAGATCATCGCAATCACCTGGGAATCGATTGTTAATGATGACCTGGGCGCGATGACCCGCATCCCGCAGGCGTTGGGTGCTGCTGCTGCGCAGACTGAGTCCAACATTGTTTGGGATCTGCTGCTGGGTAACCCGAACTTCACCGACGGCACTGCTGTGTTCCACGCGGATCACGGCAACTTGGCTGCCTCCGGTGGCGCAATCAACACCACCACCCTGGCCGCTGCACGCGCTGCAATGCGCAAGCAGAAGTCTATCGGCGGCAACTTCCTGAACCTGGCGCCAGAGTATCTGGTGGTTGGCCCGGACAAAGAGCTGGAAGCTTACCAGTTCACCAGCTCCAACTACGTGCCCGCCAAGAACGCCGACATCAACGATATGCGCAACGCCTCGTTGACTGTCATCGTCGATGCCCGCATCACCGGCAACCAGTGGTACTTGTACGCCGCCCCTGGTGCCGTTGACACCTTCGAGTATGCCTATCTGGAAGGCGAGCAGGGCGTGTTCACCGAAACCCGCGAGGGCTTCGAGGTGGATGGCATGGAAATCAAGGCCCGCCTGGTATTCGGCGCCGCCTGGATCGACTTCCGCGGCGGCTACAAGAACCCCGGCGCTTAATCCATCAACCTGAATGGGTGCCTGCGGGCGCCCTGACTGCTTTCCAATTCTCGAGGTGACACATGAAAAACTATGTACAGCCCGGTGACATGATCACCGTTATCGCAACAGCGGCCGTCGCGTCCGGCGATCTGGTCCGCTCTGGCAGCATTCTTGGCGTGGCGGCTACTGACGCCGCCATTGGCGAAGAAGTAGAGCTGAAGACAACCGGCGTCTTCGATCTGGCCAAGACCAGCGCGCAAGCCTGGACTGTGGGCGCACCCATCTACGCGATTGCAGCTTCAAGCCTGCTGACCAATGTACCGGGCACCGGTAACTATCTGGTCGGCGTAGCAATGGCGGCTGCCGCCAACCCCTCTGCCACCGGCCGCGTGCGGCTGAACGGCACGCTGGGTCTGGCGGTCACTGCCTGATGAGCTGGGCCAGCATGCGCGACCGCATGAACCGAGTGAGCATGCGGGCGCTCAATGACGGCCCTGCTTGCTACCAGGACGCTTCGGGCATGCACGATGTGCCCGAGGTGATGGTTGACTTCAACATTGCCCGCACCGGCCCTGAAGGCGTGTTCCTCACCGAGCAAACCGGCATCACCTATCGCAAGCCTGAGCTTTGCGCGGTAGTGCGCGGCGGCGTATTCATCTTCGACAATCGGCGGTTTACGGTTGAAGAAGAGATTGCGGATGACGGCCTTTTCGTAACGGTGGCCTGTATGGAGCAACGCCGATGAATATTCTGACCCTTGGCCGTAAAGCGCTGATAGGAAGGCTCGGCGAAATCACCCAGTCAAACGGCTACCGCACTAACGCTGGTCTGAATGTGCGCAGCGGGTGGTTCAACGAAGTCATCAAGGAAAGCACCAGTAGCTTCCCTCTCATTGTTTTACAGAAAGCCAGAGATAAGGACCCGCTATGCCGTGCGCAAGGTATGCGAAAGCACACCGGCTTTAGAGTGGTGGCAGCCGTCAGTGCAGGTCTGGATGACTACGAAGACGTGCTCGATGATCTGGAGCTGGACCTTATCGAGTGCCTGATGCCAACCGAAGGCGTGCCGCTGGGCTGGACGCCGGCAGGAATCCCTCAATTGTCTCTCGGCGCAAGCGAACAAGTACCCCCTGGCGAGGGCCTAGCTGCCGGCACCGTGGTGCTGCCCGTTTATCTTCACACCCTTATTGAAACCCGTTTATCGAGGTAACCCCCATGAGCAAAACCCCAGCAAAGGCTGTTGAGCGTAAGGATTACAAGCTCAGCGCCGCGCACACCCATGGCGGCAAGGATTGCGCCGCAGGCGACACTGTCTCGCTCACCGCGCGGCAGGCTGCATTCATCAAACACAAGCTGGTCGGGCAAGACAGCAAAACCGCAAACCCAGCCGAGGCAGTAGCCCCGGCAGTGCAGGAGGGCTAAGCCATGCCATGGGTAAAAGAAACAGCCGTTATTGGCGGCATGACCAAAATTCGCAAGGCTGGTAGCGGCCTTCCGTTCACTCCAATCGGCCTTTGCTCCACTGTGCAGCAAACGCACGAGACCAATGAGCTGCGCCTGGAAGATACCACTCAGCCATTGGGTGGCACTTACGACAAGCTGGAGAAAATCACGCAGATGGGCATTCAGCTCAACATGCGCGAGATCTTCAGTCGTAACTTGGCGCTACAGATTTACGGTACCGTCTACGATGTGCCGAGTACCTCCGTTACCGGTGAGACGCACATCGCCGAAGTGGGCGGCACCTGTAAGCTGGACAAAATGCCGCTCACGATTGAATCGGTGGTGGACGCAGAAACCGGCGCTATCGAATATGTAGAAGACGTCGACTGGATGCTGACCGGGGCAGGCTTTGAAGTGCTCGACGGTGGTGACCTCGCTACGGCGATTGCTGGCGTGACAGAAGGCGAGAGCTTTAGCGTAGAGGTGGATTACACCTGCGCCGATTATGACGAAATCGAAGCCATCACCGATTCTGGCCAGGAATGGGAGATCATGTTTGAAGGCGCCAACGCAGTCGGCACCAAAGGCAAGATCAACGCCTTCTACTGGCGCGTCCGCTTTGGCCTGGCTGAAAGCATGGACTTCATCAGTGTGGAAGACTTCATGGGGCAGACTGTAACGGCTGAGGTGTTGGCTGATTCAGGCCGCGGCGTTGGTCGTAGCGCTTACATGAAGATCAATAAGCAGAAGAACGTGCCGGTTGCTGCTTAGGCTGGCTTAGCCCAAGGAGGGGCGCTGTGCTAGATTCCTCCCTATCAATCATAGGGAGGGACTCTGATGCGCTACCTGATTGCCATTGTGATGGCATTAGCAGCCAACAACGCGCTGGCTGCTACCGTATTCAAATGCGAGCTGCCGAATGGGCAGACGCAGTTCTCTGATCAGCCCTGCCCGGGTGACGTTGAGAGCGAGCAGATGGAGGTGACTCACGAAAAGAGCGGAGTTAATTTATCTCCTTCAACCGAGCACCTTGAGTTCCAGCAGCGGCGCGATATAGATCGTGAAAGACAGAGCATTCAGCTGCGCCGCAGTTCGACGGCAGCTCAAATGGCTAGTGCGCCATGTCGCACTTTCAATAGTAGCGAGCTGCGCACGCTTATCATTAGGCATAATGTGGTTAGCGGCATGAAGAGGGCGGACGCCTTGCGTGCTTGGGGATCTCCTACGCGCATTAACGGAGACCAGCATGCTTACCACTGGGCGAGGGGTGGATCATCTTATTTCTACGTTAGAAATGGGTGCGTAAATACAGTGCAAGGTCAATGGGGCGGATAGTCCTTGATGTGGTAAATTTTTTCATAAGACCATCAGGGAGGAATCCATGAAAATCATTGGCGGTTCGTTTGGGCTGAAAGGCCACGCTTTCGTGGCAGGCGACATTTTTGCAGTAGAAGGCTCAACCAAACAGGACTATCGTGCAGACGAGATAGTCTCGGTAAACGCCAGGATTGAAAAGAGCAGAAAGTTTGGTGTTCTGGGCTTTATTACTGGTGCTTTGCTGTTCACCGTGCTTGGCAGCCTCCTGCTTGGGCCGCTTGGCGCCGTCTTAGGCTTTGTTATATCTATAGCTGGGTCTTTTTATTCGAACACAACCAATATAGTGGATATTGAGTTTCGCGATGGCAAAAAACTGTCTGCAGAGGGTTCGCCCCGCGCGATAGGAAAGATTACACGATTCGCGAAAAACTGATTTTTGAAGTTTCACAAAACCCGCTACGGCGGGGTTTTTTNTTGCCTGGAGAAAAGTATGGCCGACATCGGGAAAACCGTAGTGAAGAAGATTGGCGAGCGTGAAGTGATTTGCCGCGAGCTTACAGTAGGCCAGGTGCGGGCATTGATCGCCAAGGACTGCAAGCAAGACTTGGCCAATGTTGGACTAATGGGCGACATGATGCTGGAAGATGTAGAGGTGTTTACAAACCTCAGCCCTGAAGAGGTCGATGCGATGCACCCAAGCGTGCTGGCAGACGTGGTAGCTGGCTGCAAGGAAGCAAACCCGCATTTTTTCGCGATGCTGGACAGGCTGAACACGCCGCGCAAAACAGCCTGAGCCAGCTTGATAGTGTTATTTGCAGCCTGACGGTGCTCGGTCACCACCGGGTGCTTGATTACCCCTGGTCTCTCTTCCTGCGATCCCTCAAAGGCAACAAGTGATGAATGAAGTCGAGCTGAAGCTTACCGCTAATATTGATGAAGCCACCAAGGATGTAGCGCGCTTCAGCAAGGAATACCAGCAGATGGCCCGAGCGGTAGAAAGGCCGCTGCGCCAGGTGAATAGCTTCCGTGATTTGCAAGAAACGCTGCAAGGCACCCAGCGTGAACTCAAAACAATGCGAGAACGAGTGCGCGAGCTGGGTGGAGAGCTAGCTCGCACTGCGAATCCGTCTAAGCAGCTGCAAAACGAATACCGAGCTGCAGCTTCCGAGCTGGGCAAGCTTGAGCGAACTGAAGGTGTGCTTACAAATCAGATCGCGCGGCGCCGCGTTGAATTGAAAGCAGCAGGGGTAGATACCC